TATGGACGGATGACCAGGAAAGCCAACTGGCAGCAGTACTTAGAAGCTATAACAAGATAGAGGACAATGGCAAAACCTATATTATCTATGAAATTTGGACAGATACAGAGTGTAGTTCGTTTGCACAGGAGGTATCCAGTGAGACGGCATGGATGTATTACTCAATAACTGACCGCTGTATCATTGACCTGCAAAGGGAAGGGGATAATGTCTTTAAACATGACTGGGGCAGGGTTCCTTTTATACCGTTCTTTAATAATGACATGCAGATGAGCGATCTGGAGAATACGAAACCTCTGATTGATTGTTATGACAAAGTATATAGCGGATTTATGGATGACTTAGAGGATATCCAGGAGCTTATTTTTGTACTAAGCGGTTATGGTGGAGCAGATTTGAAGGAGTTTCTTCATGACTTGAAGAAATATAAGACTGTGAAACTTGATGAAGATACAGAGAATCCGGGAGTATCCACACTGACAATTGATATCCCGGTGGAAGCTAGGGAAAAGATGCTCCAAATGACCAGAAAGGCGATATTTGAACAGGGACAGGGTGTAGATCCGCAACCGGAGAATTATGGAAATGCTTCAGGAGAAGCACTAAAGTTCATGTACACGCTACTGGAGCTGAAATCCGGGTTAATGGAAACAGAGTTCAGGATCAGCTTGGAAGAGTTCATTACTGTAATATGTCAGCATCTTAAAATTAATACAGATAAAATAGACCAGACATGGACTAGAAATATGATCAGAAGTGATAAGGATATAGCAGATATTTGCGCATCCAGCGTAGATATCGTATCGAAGAAGACGATACTCAAAAATCATCCATTTGTGGAAGATGCAGAGGAAGAACTGAAGCAGATTGCAAAAGAAGAAGAGGAGAATGCCAAAAAGGAAGAACTGGTAATGTACGGTGATGCATTCAATAGTAGTAAAGAGAAAGGTCAAAAGGACCAGCAGGAAGTAGAAGATGTGTGATGAGGTGACAATATGCCGGGGCGTGACTACTGGAAAAAGCGTATGGAAGCAATGGAAGAACAATCGCATAAAAAAGGGATAGAATACGCTGAGTTTGCTCAGAAGCAGTTTTACAGGGCTGAGAGGAACATAGATAGGGAGATTGCCAAATGGTATGGGAAGTTGGCAGAGAATAACAGTATTAGTTATTCTTCGGCAAGGGAGTTACTTCGTAAAGATGAACTTGAAGAATTTCACTGGAACGTTGAGGAATACATTAAAAAAGGAGAACTTTCAAACTATACAGACCAGTGGAATGAAAAATTGAAAAATGCATCTGCCAAGGTGCATATCAGTAGATTGGAAGCCATGAAGCTACAGATGCAGCAGGAATGTGAAGTTCTATATGGTAATCTTCATGACGCACTGGATGATAAACTCAGGGATATATATACAGATGGATATTACAAGTCCATATATGAAATACAGAAAGGGTATGGAGTAGGAAGTGCTTTTAACCGGCTGGATACTAGAAGAATTGAGACTGCTGTTAATTCTGCATGGGCACAGGATGGAAGTAATTTTTCAGATAGGATATGGAAAGACAAAGACAGACTTGTTAACGAACTGAACAAAGAATTGACACAGGCTGTTATTGCAGGAGGAAATTATCAGGATGTTGTAAAGAAGCTGGCAAAACGTTTGAATGTATCTGAGAGCAATGTAAAGAGGTTAGTATATACAGAAGCATCGGCAATACATGCCAAGAGCCAGCAGAAGTGCTATAAGGAGCTTGGCGTACAGGAATTTGAGTTTGTAGCAACGCTGGATTCCAGGACATCTGAAATATGTCAGGCAATGGATGGAAAGCATTTTCCTATGGCACAGTATGAAGTAGGAGTAACAGCACCACCAATGCACCCGCATTGTCGGTCATGTACGGTGCCGTATTTTGAAGATGATATAGAAGACAGTAAGAGAGCCGCCAGAAATGATGAAGGGGATACTTATTTGGTACCGGCAGATATGACATATCCTGAATGGAAAAAGACATTCGTTGATGGAGATGTGGAAGATTATGAGGAATCAGATGAAGATTTTGACCCAAAAGCAGGTAACGTACTTGTAGATATTGGAGAAAGTAGTACAATAGTATCAAGGAATATAAGCGGTGCAAGAAACCCATATGGAAATAAAGCAAAGGAGCATGCGGAACGGTATTATGCTTCGGTCAGAAAAATGACTACTGATGTGGACAGAATAGCAGATGCATCAGGAATAGATAAAGACAAGATTATGGAAATAAAGAATTATATCTTTATGGAAAAGCATGAACTTGGTGGTACTGAAAAAGAATATTTTGATCCGGATTATATGATGGCTGAATCATGGAGAAGGTTGATTGATGGAAAACCAGAAAAGCATGACTTGACTTTATTGAATCATGAGATAATGGAATGTGGGCTGATTCAGAAAGGAATGAGCCAACAGGAAGCACACATCATTACGGCAAAGAAGTATAATTATGATAAGGAGGCGCAGGAGTTCTATGGTAAAATTAAAAAATATCGTAAAGAATAATAATATGATACAATGTGACATTTATCCTGAGGACAGCAAAGAAAAAGGATTTATAACTGTTAATGTTACCACAGGAGAACTTGAAAGTTATGTGCTCCCTAAGGAATATGAATGGTGCATGAACCATTTGCAGCATGCAAAGAGAGCATTACTTGATATGGTAAAAGCAGATAAGATGCAGGATGAGAAAGTAGTAATGTGGTGCTGATAGCATAGTTGCACCGGTGCAACTGAATAAATTATGTTAATGAGAACACTTGGAGACAGGTGTTCTTTTTATATGCCCAAAACCTCATGGCGTTTAAAAGGTCGGTAATTTGCCATACGCAAGGCGTTTAAAAGGCGTGCTGCAGTGGAGACACCACGTTTAAAAACAGTGCAGGGAAAGGAGAAATATGGATTTTTTAAAAGATGTACTGGGAGAAGAGTTGTTCGGACAAGTAGCAAAGGTAGTCAAGGAACACAATGAAAAGCCTGAAAATAAAGAAAAACAGGTAAATATTGTGAATCTGGCAGCAGGAGAATATGTGGGAAAAGGAAAGTACGATACCTTATCTGCTGAGAAGACTAATCTGGAAACACAGATCAAAACGCTTAACACTACAATTGGCGAATTGAAGAAAGGAAATCAGGATAATGCAGAGCTCCAGACCAAGATTACCAATTTGGAAAATGATTTGAAGAATCAGCAGAAGGAAAATATCAAGACTTTGAAGAATTATGCTTTAAAGGAACAGCTTTCTAAGTCAGGTGTACTGGATCCGGATTATCTGATTTACAAACATGGTGGTATTGATAAGTTTAATTTCGATAAGGAAAATAATCCGATCGGAGTGGATGATGTATTGAAGCCATACAGGGAAGATATGAACATGGCGCACCTCTTCAAACAGGAAGACAAACAAAATTATAAGCCTGCAGGTGGCGGCACAGGACCTATAAAGAATCCATTCGCCAAAGAAAGTTACAATATGACGGAACAGGCAAAACTGTTCAAGAGCAACCCTGAGCAGGCCAGAGTAATGGCAGCGGCAGCAGGAGTTGAAATTTAAGGAGGATAGTTTTTTATGGCAATTACAAAAATTTCAGATGTAATCGTTCCAGAACTGTTTAACAAGTATGTAATTAACAGAACTATGGAATTATCCGCTTTTTTTCAGAGCGGCATTGTGGTTAATTCACCAGAATTTGATACATTGGCCAGTGAAGCAGCAAGAACGCATAATATGCCATTCTTTGAAGACCTTCAGGGAGAGTCTGAGGCAACATTGGAAGATGTTAAGATGACACCTGCTAAGATCGGTTCCAACAAAGATGTATCTACTACGATTTTAAGACAGAAGATGTGGGGCTCATCCAATCTGGCAGCAGCATTAGCTGGGGCTGATCCTGCAAAAGCGATTGGGGATCTGGTCGCAGCATACTGGGCAAGAGATACGCAGAAAGAACTGATTGCTATCCTTACAGGTGTGTTTGGAACAATTCCAGAAGTGTCTGAGCCATCAAAGGCAGCAGAGACAAGAATGGCAGACCATATTCTTGATCTGACAGGTGGAAAAACAGAAGCGGCAAAGATGATTGGTGCAAGCCCATTCATTGATGCGTGTCAGCTTCTTGGTGATGCACAGGCACAGTTATCAGGTGTGGCTATGCATTCCGCTACAAAATCTTATTTAAAGAAGCTCAATCTTATCCAGACAGAAAGAGATTCAACATCTGTAGAGTTCGATACCTATCAAGGAAGACGTGTGACTGTTGATGATGGTTGCCCGGTCACAAGTGATGGAGTATATACCACGTATCTATTTGGAAATGGAGCGATTGCATACGGTAATGGTAATCCGGTAGGTCATGTTGCAACAGAAACGGATCGTGATAAGCAGACTGGAGGCGGCGTAGATTATCTTATCAATAGAAAGGCATTCATCCTACATCCACGAGGAATTGCTTATACAGGTGCTGTACGTACACATGTAGAGACACCATTAAGAACGGAGCTTGCTAATCCTGCAAACTGGAATCCCGTCTATGAGTCAAAGCAGCTCAGAATCGTGGCAATTAAGCATAAGATTGGATGATGTTTATGGATGAGCAGATCAGCAGATTAAAGCAACTGCTTGGAATAGAGACTGCGGATAAGGATTTCGCAGTCTCATTTGCACTGGATACTGCAAATGAATTGATAATGAATTATTGCCATATATCTGAAATACCGGAAGGACTGTCCAATACGGTATTGCGCATTGCAATGGATATATACAGAAATGAACAGCCGGGGGAAAGTGGAGTACCACAGGCTGTTCTTTCTGTTAAGACAGGTGATACGCAGACCAATTTTGGCACAGTCCAGACTGCAGGATATGGTGAATTATTAAGAGACTATAAGAAGCAGCTTAACAGATACAGGAGATTGGAGTTCTGACATGAATATGAATAAAATGTTCGATATGCACAGGGAAGCCGTAGAGATGCTGTATTTGGATAGCTGCAATATTTATGAATATCAGAATGTAAAAGACCCTGAGACGAAGATATCAAAGAAGCAGGAAGTACTGATACAGGAAGATATACCATGTAAACTGTCATATTCAAGCATTGACACGGCACCTGTTAGTGATGGAGCAGCTCAGAGAAATATCATTGCGAAGCTGTTCATTTCCCCTGAAACGGAAGTTAAGCCAGGAAGCAAACTGGTAGTTCTTCATAATGGGGAAAATACAGATTTTGCAAGTTCCGGTGATCCCGGGATATATCCAGATCACAAGGAGATTATGCTGAAATTGTTTGAGAGGTGGGCTTAATGGCTACAGACTATAAGCAGTTGATAGAATTAAGGGATAAATTAGAAGCACTTTCAAAGGAAAAAAGCAGTCAATTCTGTGATGAGTGTGTTAAGGAGCTGGCAGCAAGATTGCTTGCAAAGACTATCCGGCGAACACCTGTGGGAATGGCGCCTGATAGCTACGATATTGTAGGTGGAGAAAAAATAAAAAAAAGCAAAGAGGAAATGAAGGAGGTCAGGAAAAAGAGGAGGGAAACTGTAAAAGTAAAGGGAGATAGGGGCAGAAGCAGAAAATTTTTGACAGCAGATGCGGCAAGAAATCAGAAGTATTGGTCTGGTTATAGTGGTGGTACATTAAGAAGAGGCTGGACGACTACGCCTGTCAGTACCCGTGGAACCAGCCATAATATTGATGTGATCAACCAAGTGCCGTATGCATCTTATGTAGAATATGGGCATAGCCAGGAACCAGGGCGCTATGTGCCTGCTATTAATAAGAAACTGAAAAAAAGCTGGGTACGTGGGCAATTCATGCTCACGGATTCAGCCAAGGAAATAAACAGGAAAGCACCACAGATTGTACAGCAAAAACTCAATAAGTTTTTGCAGGAGGAGTTGAAGTGATGTTACAGGAGATAAAGATAGGAATAGCACAGTCACTGGACAAGGAATTTGAGAATATGAACGTTTATACAGATAATATCAGGCAGGGGCTGGATGTTCCATGTTTTCTTATAACACCATTGATCTCTACTGAGAATGAACTGCTTGGAAACAGATATGAGAGAAGTTATCCGTTCATGGTCCAGTATTTCCCCAAAGAAGATGCATATCAGGCAGAATGTGCGGAGGTACAGGAGAAGCTATTTAATTGCCTGGAATATATCAATGTGAACGAAAATGTTGTCAGGGGAACAGATATGAGTGGACGTATCGTGAATGATATTCTGAATTTTGAAGTTACATATGATCGTATGATATGGAAAGTAAGAAATCCAGAAGAAAGTGAACTGATGCAGGCGCTGGAGCAGCATATCCAGGAGAAGGAGTGATAAGAAAATGGCAAAAGTAGCGCAGGTAGAATCACCGAAGTATACAAAGAAACAGATCATGAAAGCTGCCAAACTATCAAAATATGCAGATGCTGTGCAGGCATTGTTGGATGATGATAGATTGTATACGATGCAGGAAGTAGAAGAAATAATTGACCAATTCATGAAAGGTAAGGTGAAATAATATGGCTTTAGGCGGTGGAACATTTACAACAATGAATAAGCTGATGCCCGGATCTTACATTAACTATGTGAGTGCAGCAAGGGCAGCAGCATCTTTGTCAGCACGAGGTATTGCAGCTTTGCCTATGAAATTAAAATGGGGGAAAGATAAGACGGTATTTTCTATGGCTGCAGAGGATTTTAAGAAAGAGGCAATGGATGTATTTGGGTACAAATACTCAGATGCAGAGATGCTTCCAGTTAGAGAAGTATTTAAACATGCTGAGAAATGCCTGTTTTATAAGCTTGGTGATGGTACGGCAGCAGAATGTAAAATGTCAAAAGCATTGTATAAAGGCAGCAGAGGAAACGATTTAAAGCATGTGGTGAGTGCAAATGTGGACGATGCATCGTTATACGATGTAGAGACATATATGGGAAATACACTGGTAGATTCACAAACAGTAGCACAAATGGCAGACTTAAAAGATAATAAATTTATATCATGGAAGACTGATGCAGAGATTGAGGCAACTGCCGGAATGAATTTAACAGGCGGAACAGATGGAACTGTCACAGGAGAGATTCATCAGGCTGCGCTGGATGCCTTAGAGCCATACGCATTTAATGTTTTAGGTTGTATGAGTGAAGAAAAGAGTGTTATTTCTCTTTACACAGCATATTGCAAGAGAATGCGTGATGACGTCGGTGTGAAGTTTCAGTTGGTAGCTAAGGGAGCGGATGCAGACTATATCGGTGTGATCAATCTTAAAAATGGGGTAGATGATGCCGGAGCTGACACCTATGCGCTCGTTCCATGGGTGGCTGGAGCCGAAGCGGGTTGTGCAGTAAACACGACTTGCGACAATATGACATATGATGGGGAGTATATTGTAAATGTAGATTACAAGAACTCAGAATTTAAGACAATGATTGAAAATGGAGAGTTTGCTTTTCACATGGTTGAAAATGATTTCAAAGTATTGTCTGATATCAATTCATATGTAAGCACTACATCGAATATGAACGATGATTTTAAGCTTAATCAGGTAATCAGGGTAGTAGATCAGATTGCAACAGACGAAGCTGCGATATTCAATACGATTTATCTGGGTAAGGTCCAGAATGATGAAGATGGAAGAGTATCATTTTGGAGTGATTGCGTGAGCATTCATAAGGAACTGCAAAAGAGTCATGCAATCGAAGAATTTGAAGATGATGACATAACAGTAGAGCGTGGAAATGATAAACGAACTGTTGTAACCTACGGAAATGTAAAACCGGTTTGCGCAATGAATAAGTTATACATGACTATTGCAGTATCATAAAGGGAGGGGATACAAGGTATGAGTGATACAACAATGGAAGCAAGAGACGCCTTATCTTCAAAATTAGCAAGGGCATATGCTACAATTGGTGGAAACCGTTATTTGCTCTTTCAGGCAAAGTCATTTGAGGCGACATTTACCAAGAATAAGAAAACGGTTGATATTTTAGGCAGGCCAGCTCAGGGAAATAAGGCAAGCGGATGGAGTGGGAAATTTAAGCTTGTGATTTATCATAACACCGAGCTGTTTAATGAAATGTTCACAAAATACAAGAATACAGGAGAAGATATATACTTCGATTTGCAGGTAACTAATGAAGATCCTACAAGTGCAGCCGGAAGAAATACGAAGATTTATAAGGATTGCAATCTTGACGATGGTACATTACAGTCCTTTGATGCTGCGGGAGATTGGCTGGAGCAGTCTCTGAATGGTACGTTTGAAGATTATGAGGAACCTGAGAAGTTCAAGCAGCTGTCAGGTATGCAGTAAAAGCGAAAGATTCAAGCCTTCGGAAAGAGACCGGAGGCTTTTTATGTGGAGGTTTAGTATATGGCATTAGAA